GACCACCGAGATCTACACTCTTTCCCTACACGACGCTCTTCCGATCTCTCGTCGCTCATGGGTCTTGGGGTTTGGGGCTTGGGGCTTGGTCCGGCCACTGGCCACTGGCCACCGGCCACTATGTAGTGATGTTCGAGAGCAGCTGTGCAGCGGCGGGGAGAATGAGCTTTTCGGCGACGTCATGCCGCGCGCGGACGATCGTGCTGCGGCGTTCGTCGGAGTAGTAGGTCTCGAACGTGCCGCCGATCTGCGAGCCGTCCTCGCTCCAATGAAATGTCCGGCCTACGCATGGCTCGGCCAGGTCGTTGGTCCGCGCTACGCGCGCCACCATTGCGTATTCATCGCTCCAGATCGGCGCGATCGAGACGGCCTTGGCCTCGTTGGCGGTGTTTTTCGGCGAGCCGGCGACGATCACTTCCTCCAGGTCGAAGCAAGCGGCCAGCATCGCCGCGTTGACATCGGTGGGCAGCGTGCGGTTGCCGGCGCCCTGGCTGTTGATCCGCTCGATCACCTGCTCGCAGCTGCGCAGGTTGCGAAAGACAGAGCGGTTGACGATCAGGGCATTGGGCCAGAGGCCGCAGGCCGCCCAGACGCGGCGGACTGCCGCCTCGATGTCGTCGATCGGCGTGGCTTTGGCATAGTCGTCCCACTCATTCGTGACGGGGGTGGGGGTCCAGGTGACGGCGTTGAACAGCAGCGCCGCGGCGCGAATTTCCGCCGCCCGCTGCACTCGCGATTGGACACGAATGGCGGCGATCACCTCGGCATCGAAGTAACGGGCCAATATCCGTGCCTGACGGTCGTCCACTGGTTCCTCATCGCCATATTCCTGAGTGGCGAAGCTGTCGGATTCGTATTTCCAGCCACTGCGCGAGTAACTGGCTCCCGGAGCCCGGCTCAAATCCGGGTTCTGCAAGAATGCCTCGATCGGGATGCGGGCGAAAGTCGCGCTTTGCAGTTGCGACTCGAAGACCGGCAGCACGCGCTGCGCGATGTAGCCCTGGGCGTCTGCCAGGGCGTCGTATTCCTGCACGGCGGCGGCCAGGTCGGGACGCAAAACGGCATTGGAATCTGCGGGTGAAGGCATTTTTTTATCCTTGGGGATTCGGGGTTTGGAGTTCGGGGTTCGGGGAATCGGGATTCGGGGATTTGGGGTTTGGGGTTTCAATCCCTAATCCCCAATCCCTAATCCCTCTTTTATCAGCCCTTGATGTCTAAGAGCATCTCGATGTTGTTGATCTGTCCGATCACGGCCGTTTGGGTGCCGCTGTCGTTGACGGCCACCGAGATCACCACGTCGAGGATGTCGCCCGGCACGCAATCGGTGGGCGTGATGGTGAAGTCCTTGTTGGCCGCGGTCAGCGAATTGATCGAGGCGGCGTTGGTGGCGCAGATATCGGTGGTCGGCGCGGCGCGGCGGGCCACCTGGGCGTCGACGCTGGCCGAGACGCTGGCCACGGTCGTCTTCATCCCGGCATTGATCCGCAGGGTGATCGTCTCGCCGGCGACGTATTCCGGCGGCAGAACGAACTCGAAGCCGACCTTGCGCGTCGTCGCGCCGGCGTTTTTCAAATCTCCAGTCTCGACCGTCGGGCCGGCAGTGAGGAAGGTGTTGTAGACCACGGCCAGGTCGTCGTTGGCCCCGGTGGCGGCCACGGCCGGCGTCGACGGCGCGTCCCAGACGCGCAACTGGCCGACGGGAATCGGATAAGGCGCGAGGTCCTCCTGGGTCAGGCCGACGCGGGCCACCGAGCCGATAATCGCCGCTGGCGAAACAATGGCCTCGAGCATGTCATCAGCCGCGCCGGCCAGTCCAGTCTCGCCCAGGGCCATGCCATGCAGCACGGTGCCGCTGTCGTCGACCTTTCCATTGGCCGCGGCGTAGAGCGTCCGCGAGGTCGTCTGCGCGGCGGCGATGACTGGAAAGGAGCCTTGAGAGGTGAGCAGCCATACGCCGATCTTCTCGCCTTGGGCGAATGCCGGCTCGGTGGTGATGCCGATGCAGTCTGTGTCTGCCGCGCCGGCGTATGCCAGCTCGCCATTGGAATCAAGTTTTACGCGGCGATATTTCGCCAGAGCTCCGCTGGCGGTGAACGTTTTGATGGGACCTGCGGTGTACATGTTATTTTGGGGTTCGGGGTTCAGGATTCGGGGTTCTGGGATCAGGGGTCAGGGTTCGTGGATTCGTGACTAGCCACTAGCCACTAACCACTAGCCATTACTTTTTGTGCAGCGCGTTGTAGGCCTCCAGGTAGTCGGCATGGAGTTGCGGATTGGCTGCGATCACGTCGGAAACAGCTTTCGCGCGGGGCTTTCCTGCGGCGAGGGCCTCGTTGACCAGCCTGGTGAACTCGGCGATCGGATCGCCGGCGGCGTCGCCATTGGTGGCCTGGCCAATGCCCAGCGGCTTGATGCCGGACGATTTTGCGGCGGCCAGGGCCACGGCCTCCTCGGCCTTCGCTTTGTTTTCCTGGGCCAGTTTGTTCGCCGCCTCCAGGCGGCGGTTTTGCTCAGCCATCCAGGCCGTCTGGGCCTGGGCCAGGGTGGCGGTGGCCTCCAATTGCGCGCAGATGAAGGCAGGGTCTGCGCCGACGAGGGCGGCCTTCAGCTCGCCATAGGCGGCCGGCTGCGGCGGGGCGGGGGGAGTTGCGACTTCGGCTTGGCTCATTTGAGCGGCTCCTATCTGGTTTACGAGTTTGAGTTGGTCGGGAAAGTGCATGAAACGCGCCGGATCAATCGCGGCGGCGAGCGCCGGCCGGGCGGAAGTTCGATCGGCGAAACCGGCGGCGACCGCCTCTTCGGCAGTGAACCATGTCTCGGCGTCCATGAGTTTTTCGATCTCGTCGGCGGGTCGCTTTGTGCGGTCGGCATAGAACCGGACGATCTGGCTCTTCATTTTATCAAGGACGTCGGCATAATCGCGCAGCTCCTCGGCGTCGCCAATGGCCATGCCGAGCGGACTGTGAATCATCATGTATGCGCCTTGCGCCATCACGATCTCGTCCGCGGCCATTGCCACAACGGACGCTATCGAGGCCGCGATGCCGTCGATGTGGGCCGTGACGCGGGCCGCGTGACGTTTGAGGATGCTGTAGATCGCGGTGCCCTCGGTGACCATCCCGCCTGGGCTGTTGATTCGCAGGTCGATGGATTCGACTTCGCCGAGAGCTTTGAGCTGTTCATAAAATTGCTTGGCAGAAATGCCGTACCACGGATCAATCGGGTCATAGAGCAGGATTTCCGCTTGCGACGCCTCGGCGCGCATTGAAAATCCCCGCCCTTCGCCCCGCGCTCGTTCCCGATCACATGCCATCGATCTGCTCCTTGCCTTGTCCCGCGTCCTTCATCCCGCGGCCCTCATTGTTTGCTTCGCCGGTGGAAATCCCGATCTGCACGCCATCTGGCGTAGGCAGGCTGGCGATCTCACGCCAGGTCACGCCCAGGCCGGGATGCTTGCGATTAAGTTCTTCCGCAGTCAGATGGGCCTGCTCGATGAGCAGCGCGTTGTCCTCGCATATTTCCAGGACCAGGTCAGCCCATTCCATGTTCCTCTCTGCACAGCGCCGGCGCTGGGAAATTAGAGCGTTGCGAACTCGCAGCAAATCGGCCGAGGCGTCTTGCAGCGGCTGTATGTAGGGCCAGGTCGGCATGTTCCAGCGGTGATGGGCTATGGCCACGTCGCCGCGATTGGCGGCCGACCGCAGCGCCGCGTCCTCGGCCAGATGCCGGTGCAATCGCCAGAGATAGATCGGCGTGTGCCATTGCTCTGCCATCCGCCGCTGATTGGCGCGAAAACCCATGCGGGCCTGGTCTACAGCGCCCCGCCAGCCGGAGAAGTTCGTCTCGCTACCGTCCATTAGCACCATTACCAACGGCAGGCCGAGGTTGATCCCGATCAGGGTGAGAATCAGCTTTACGTGCGGAAAAAACTCCGTATTCGGAACGTGGGGGCTGTCGAGCTTGAACTTTTCGCCCGGAAATCCGACGAATTCGCGGCCCGGCCCCATGCCGACGATCTCGCGCTCCGTGCCGTCAGGCAAGGCTTCGATATTGCCGCCCGATTGCAGGCCGGCGGCGAGCATTTGCTGAAAATCCTTCTCGCGCTCGCGGAAGATTGCAAAACAACTGACGATCTGCTTTTGCAGCAGTTGCGCGAACTGGATATCGTCGTGCATCCCCACGATGTCGAAAATCGGGGCCAGCGCGGAGATGCCGCGGGTCTGCGTGGGACGTTTGACCAGCCGCGGATGGAACACCTGGCGGCGGCCGAAGGCGTCGCGGGCCTCGACCGGGCGGAAGTCATTGAGTTTTAGCGTGGCCGGGCCGGTGCCCACGTCGTCCGCCGTGAGCCAGTAACGCAGCGGACGGCGGGTTTTCGGGTTCATTTCGACGCCGTGGACGATGTTCGCCTTTTTGTTATAGGTTGGCGTTCGCAGGCGATGGGCCTCGACCAGTTCGATTGGCCCGTCTATGGTTCCCAGGCCGAGGATCGAGCCGTCCACCTTCACCGCGCGGCTAACGGCCTGTTCCTGCCCCCACGCGGTCAATTCGCCGGCCAGGTCGCATTGTTCGGCGTCTATCGACACCTCATACCACCATTCTGCCAGGTCCTTGTCCAGCGTTTTGTCCCCAGTCAAAGGTGAGAGGGTGAAACCGTCCTGGATTTCGTTGGCCACAGCGCGGTCGATGATCTGTCCCACGACGCAATCGTTACGGTCCATGTCGCGGGCGTATTCCATCACCCGCAGGTAGTCGGCCTCGCTGCGATAGTGGTAATCGGCCCCGCTGCCCATCGGCGCGATCCCCGTCCGCCGGCGGCGAAAGCGGCTGGTTCTCGCCGCGGAATAATCCGCGCGAAGATTGCGGAATTGCTCGGCCAGGTTAAGTTCGCGGGGCATTTCGGCTGTTAGTCGCGGAAGTTTTCGGTGGAATAACATCGCGGCGGCGCGGCCGCGACGTTGAAATGCGAGAGGAATCGCTGCGCTTCGAGAATTTGATCGGCCAGCAGCCGCAGGTCGAGATTCAACGAATCACCGCCCTTCGACACGGCCGCCGGCTGGGCCTGAATCAACAGGCGACAGGCGGTGATAAAGGCCCGCGCCTTCGCGCCGGAGCGGTCCTCATGGTATGAGGCATTATTGGCGTAGGCCGCGCGGATTTCGTCGAGCGTGCTTTTGGCGTCGAGGCTCACGACGCGAATCTACTCCAGAGCGCGGCCCAGTTTCCACGTTTTCAGTGGCAGATTTGCCGGATTGTTCGGGCGGATATGGGGCCATTCGAGGGGATTTTGCAGCGGCTATATCATAGGCATTATGCAGCAAGCGACCATTATCAAGCCGCAATACACCGGCATAGGCGTCACGAATTGACGTCGCTTTGCCCGGCAGATGGTCGGGCTGGCTGGCAAAATAAAGGCCTTCCGGCGCATGGCCGTAATAAAGTGGATTGCCGTTGCGGACGATGAGCAATCGCGCCGGCCTGCGCCAAAGACCGAGGATCGCCAGCGGGCCTTCGGACAGCTCGGCGGCCCGTGCCGCCCGCAGGCCCAGCGCGCCGGGAAACCGGGCCATCAACAGGCCCAGCACCTCGCTGTCGCATTGCGTGCGCATGGCCAGGTGGTATTTCAGCACCAGGCTGGCATGATTGAGCACCACGCCGTTGTGGACGAACCAACCGCAGCCGGCCCTGTGGGGATGGTTATTGCGGTTGTCCTCGGGCCGGCCGTGCGTTGCCCAGCGGCAATGGCCGATCACCACGGCCGACCCGCGGCTTCGGTCTGGCATGGAAGTCTCCAACGTGCGTTAAGCACGTCGATCTTCTGTCCAGATCGTCGTGTTAGGTCGGCCGGGGAGTTGCCGCTCCCCGTCCGACCGCCTTTCGGGATCAAATCACTGTAACGAGGAAGCGAACCATCGCCGGCTGGCCGGCGGTGGGAGTCAAGATGTACTCGACCAGATAGCGTCGTCCGGCCGTGTCGAATGGACCGCCGTCGGCGACGGGCGGCTCATGGGCGAAATTGAAACCGGCCTCCTCGGCGTCGGTCTGCAATTCGTCATGAATCACGTCGTCCTTGTTCAGCGCGACAGCCGCATAACCAGCCACGGCATCGCGCCGGTCAGGCAAGCCCTCGGTAAGCATGTAGATCGAATAACTTACCGACTCCAGCGTGGCCCTGGTCACGGCCGCGCCGTTTTTCAGCACGCACGCGCAGAGCCGGCGTGTACCTCCCTTGAAAATCGTGCGATGGATGTCCATGTCATTTGTCGCGGCCGACGGCGGCGTAACGCTGATTGAACCGGTCAGCCGTCGCGTCGCGTGGCTCCAGATCGAAGACACCAGCGCGCCGAAGCCGGTCAACGTCCGCTCGGCGGCCGACCAGACGGCGGACGCGATTTGCGCGGCGGTTGGCGGAGCGGTATATGCGGCAGCGGGCAAGGCCGCCTCGGCGGCCTGGCGGGCGGCGTGGGCGTCGGCCGCAATGATCGTCTGGGCATGAACGGACGGCGCGAAGGCGCTGGTATCGCCGCCGGCGATTATCCGCGAGAGAATGGTGCCGTCGGCCAACTCCGTCGTCATGTCGGCGTCGGCGGTGGGCGTCTTGGCGAGATGGTCGAGATTATTGTTTTGCATCGCGGCCTCGGCGGCATGGACCAGGACATCGTCGCTGGCGCTGTCAACGATCGTTCCCGACCCGGCCAGCATCACATCGCTGTCTCCCGTGATTTTCAGTGCCGGCCCATTCCCGTTATTGGTCCGAATATACAGACCCGAACCTGTCCCGGAGATTCCACCGTAGCATTGCACGCCGACGCTTGCACCCTGAAAATCAGCGGCTATATCGCCAATGACCCTTATCCCCGACGAGGTGCCGATGACTTCTATTCCGTAGGCCGGCGCATCACCTAGCCCGATAATTTCCAACGCCGTTTCATAATCGCTCTCGGTGTGGATAGACACGCAGCGCAGATATAGCCTCGGCCTGTCCGCCCAGTCCGGCGTCCCATCGGTCTTCCTGCCATCAATCGCCCGCACGTCGGATGCCGCTCGGCCCGCCGAATCCACGGCCAGCGCGTTGCCGGGCGCGGCCGAGCGAACCAGTTTGGCGTTGCCGTAATCGGCGTGGGCGACAACCGCATAGCTATCACCCGTCTGCGCCACGCCGACAAACCGCGGAACAACCGTTACGTTCACGGCCGTATCGTTGGAGTTGTTCGATGCCAGCACGGCGGTCACGGTCTCGCCATTAGCGACATGGAACCGCAGTACCGACAGTCTTGCCCGCAAAACGCCCGAATCCTTGGCGACCGACGCCGCGCCGCCGCCGACGGTCTCGCCCGCCACGGTCACGGTCAATGTCAATGTCGCCGCGTTGGTGTGCAGATTCTTCGTCCCGTCGCCGATGCAAATGTCAAGCTCCCACGCCCCGGCCGTCGCCGAGTCGGCCGTCTTATTGAACACCGTGGCCCCGGAATAGAGATTGGCGTCTGTGGTTGGTTGTGATTCGATCGCCATAATATGGATGCTCCTATGCAGTCGGACGAATCGATTTCTTGGCTGTCGGCACAATCAGCCGCTGCCAGGGCTGCATCTCAGATGTGCCCCGGCCGAAGTTCCAAATCGCCGCGATTTGCCAGGCCGGAAGCGCCTCGTCGTAAACCCGCAAATCGTCGATCCAGCCCTTCCACTTCCGATTAGAGCCGTCCATGCGGTCGCCGATGCGAATTGCCGACGTGCTGGCGTACAACAAGCCGTGGGGCGCAATCTGCGTTCCAGCCAACGTGCCATTGATATAGGTCAATATCTGCGAGCCGTTGTAAACCCAGGCGGCATGGGTCGGTGTGCCGTCGGAGGGCACGGTGCCATCGAGGCCAAAATAGTCCCCCGAACTATAAATGCCTTTTACGGCCATGCACAGATTGTTATTATTATCGCTAACGTAACATGTGAATTGCCCGTTGTAGACCCGATCAATGACACGGGGATAGGTCGTTCCAGATGCGCCATTGCGCGATAGCCATGCGCAGACCGTCAGCGGCTTGCCGTCCAAGACGCCGCCCGGATTGGCCACGTCGATCAGCGAGGTCGTGCCGTTGAAGCTAGCGGCATTGCCAATCTTGCCCGCGACCCAGGAAACGCTGGTCGGCGTGCCGTGGCGGCCGTTGCCGCTGGCGTCGTTGGCGTCGCCGTTGAATTTGTACCAGGAGATAATACTCATCCCAACTGCTCCAGTAGCCAGCGGATCGCGTCCGCAGCGTGAACAATGGGCCGTTTATTATCCAGCCGGAGACCGTCGGCGTCGAGGGCCAAAAACAGTCTGCGCAAATTCTGCGCCTGTCGGTGCGTCAGACGCGCATCGATGTGACGACGTAAATAGACATGATCCATATCGGCGTCGATGACGGGCACGTTTATCGCTAGAGTCGTGATCTTGGCCAGGACTATTGGAGCTGATACGTCGCCGATCGGCTCGTCAATAATCAAGTCCGTCTCTGATTCATGCTGCTTTTCACCCGCCGCAGCTCCTCCGCTCGGCGCGTAGATGGCTAGGTAGCCCAACGGATCCTCTGAATCGCGGGCGGCGCGGAGCAATTCATCGATCGGTTGTCCGGCGGAATCGGCAGTGATGCCCAAACGCTGGGCCTCGGCGCGCAATTCCTTTAGGGTAAAGGTCTGTTTCATGGTGTTCATGTCAAATCCTATCGGTTAGAAGAAACGGCCGTCCGTCGGGTGCGAGAAACGGCCTGGCTTCGGTTGTCGGCGCGGCGGGCCTCGCCGTCGGTTTCGATTGCGACGGCGAAACGAGCCTCAAAGCGCAGAGCGCATTCGCCGCGGCGTCGAGGTAATGGTTCGCGCGATGCTCGACGACCCAGCGGATTTCAGTCCCCACTCCAGGAGTGAAAACCTCCTTTTGCCGTTCGGCAGTGAAGTGCTTGGCAACGGTGAAATGTTCATTGGCGTCGTCGGAATGATAAAACTCCATCGCGCCGGCGTTGCCCGGAGGCACGCGGAGGGCCTCGAAGAGCCGCGTCTTCCAATAATCCACGTTCAGGTCGACGCGAAACACCCGCTCCGCCGGCAGCCAGACGACATGGAACTCCTCGCCGATGAGCTTCACCTCGCTGCCGGTCTTCGACGGCCGGCGATAACTGCGATAGCGGCGGAAGGTCTGGCTCAGGCCAAAGCCGATTGCTGGTCGGAAACGATTGCCCGACTCGCGGCAGAACTCATATATCACGTCGCCCAGCCAGCCGGCGTCGATGAATACGACATCTGGCACTACGATCTCGCTGCCTGGCTTGCGCCAGCCTTCGAGTATCACGTCGTCGCGGAAGTTCCGCAGCGCGGCGAGCAGCGCGCGCTTTTCATCCATTTCGCGGCTATGGACTTCGAAAGTGCCGTAATTGACCACATGCCGGCGTTCATCGGGCCTTGCAGCCAGCAATTTCCAGGTGCAATAACGTTTGCCGCAATCGATGGCCAGGGCAAGTTTTTCGGCATCGGCCGGCACCACGCCTGCGGTCAGGCTCCGATCGCCGAAGCGGCGGCGGACCTGGTGAGCGTCCAATGGAGCGAGGTCGAAATCCGGAGATTGATAGGGCATGGCCCAATAGAACTGGCACAGCTCGCGTTCGAGCGAATCACCGCCTGCGGTCGTATGTTTGGCCGTCCATTCCTTGGCGGCGACCTCGCCGGCGGTCCAAAACTGATTATTAAAAGCGTTCCACCGAAAACCCAGCGTGTCGGTTTCCGGCGGATCGCCGTGGATCGTGCCTTCGCGGTCAATGGTCTGGCCGCGGTGGACCAACCTAGCGCAGCGATTCATCTCCACTCGTTCGTCGTCGCTTAGCCGCTCGCCGCAACTCGGACAGGCGAAGTAGGCCGCATGGCGTGCGGCGATTTCGTTTTCCGCGTCTCGCCAGCCTACTAGGTGTTCGCGTTCGGGCGTCACGTAATCGCCGCAGTGCGGGCACGGGCACGCGATCCGCGAGGCGCTGCCGCGGCAATACTCCTGCCAAATGCGTCCCTCGGCGATGGATACCGTGCATTCCAGGTGGCAGCGGCGGAGTTCCTCCGGATAAGATTCCGTGCGGGCCTCGATTTGACGAACCGGATCGGTCTCGCGGCTGGTATCGCCGGCGGTGTCCATTTTGTCGGCCTCGGTCATCACAACGCAGCGAGCGGTGTAGGAACTGCGATTTTCGTCGCCGCCTCCGGCCGACATGAACTTCAGCAAGCCGCCGTTGGTCAGGCGAATCTCCTCGGCCCAGCCGCCGCGACTGCCGCTGCCGTCCGAGGGCAGACAGCCGCGCCAACGCGAGGCCTGGAGCGCGGGAAGAATTTCGTCGTTGAACTTGTCGCGGCAGATTTTCATCGTTGGCGCGGCGACGATCACCGGCTCGCGGCATTCGCAGGCATAGTACAGCACCGGCAGCACGAAACTGATTGTGGACTTGCCCGATTGCACGCATCCTACCACGGCCGAGCGACGCCAGCGGCCGGCATCAAGCTCGCGGACAAACAGCCGCATGAAGGGCTGACGTTGCCAATCGATCAGCGTCCCCTTCGCCAAGCCCTTGGGGATCACGAATTCGGCGGCGGCGAATTCCTCCATCGACCGCAGCCGCGGCGTGCGGGCCTGGTGAAAAAGCCAATGGAATTCAGCCCGCGCCGCATTGATCGATGTCAGAGTCGTCGCCATCAGCAGCAAGCAGCCGATCTGTTTCACGTTCGCAATTATCCAGGGCATCATTGATTATTTTTTGCGCCGCGTCTCCATATTGTCGCAAAAGCGCCTCGCCGGCGGTGCGGAGAATTGCGCCCATGCGATTATGTCCCTCATGCACCAATCGGCGTTCGATCCAAAGACCCCGCTCGCGCTGGAGCAGCAATTCCATACGCTGACAATCTAGTTGTCGTTTTTTTTCCAGGGCCGGCGAGGCGACTCCGGCCAATGAAGGATCGTCGTTGTCTGCGGCGGCGAATTTTCGCGCATTCACCGCGAGGAAGTCATGGAATCGTTTCACGAACGCCGGCAGGTCGATCGTCGCGCCGCGGAGCATTTGAAAGCCGTAACGATCGGCTTGTTCGAGAATCACCTTGTCCTGACGACCCGACCACTGACGCCAGTATTTTTTGGCGATTGCACGGTAATGCTCATTACGCTTCTGATCCTCAATCTTTTTTTCGTAGCGCCGCAGGGCGGCGGCTTCATCTCGATTCGGCTGTTCGCCGCGGCGCTGTTTTTCTAGAGCGGCCATCGCTAGCCGCACATCCGCCGTTCGTCGAGCCGACTTGGTCATGCGAGCCACGAGCGACTGGTCAACGCCGCTTACTTACCTGCATATTAAGCTCATATGTGTGAAAAAAAAGTGCAATCTAAGGGCGAAGCCCCCCAGGGTACACCCAGGCAGAAAGTACCTAGCTATAGGGGGGATGACTTCGATTTGTCCAGTATCGCCAGCAATTCCGCTGCCTTCGGCTGGTCGTTGGCGGCGACGTGGGCGGCGACTTTCTTCGCCACCTCCCAGAGTCGTTCTACCATCGCCTCGTCGCTACGCACGGCCTCCACGACCTCCTTGATGCGATGGACCAGGCCGCTGTAATCGCCCA